CATTAGAACGACCTGCATCAGAATAAGGAGGTCTAGTCACACCAAGCCAAGACCCATCAATTTGTCTATTTACATACACACAAGGGCCTCCTCCTCCACCAGTTCCATAATTTTGCTCAATAGTTCGAACGCTATTTCCGTTACGACCAATAATTAGACCTGTATGCCCATATCCGTGACCTGATTCCGACTTACAAAAAATATCACCTGGAGCACATTGTGACGATGGTAATATGGCCCAGCCATTAGCACGACCAGCAGATAGCATATCAATACCGTTACCAGGCATGCGTTTACCAAAGAACCATTGTGCTAGCGCATTGGGCAAATCCACACATTGCATTCCATAAGCCCCATCAATATCGACCCCAGTGTGACGATTGGCCATATCTGAAAATCGATTAACGACTTCTGCTACTGTTACCAAATAATAAACCTCCTTGAAAAAAGACCACAAGCGGTCAAATAAACTTGCAGTCTTAATATTTTATTTGTAGTAATTTACGAGGTCGTCTTTATCCCAGCATGAGAGCCATACTGTACCAAATTGACCAAATTCGAATAAACGCCAATACCAACCACCGTAATATCCACCAGTTCCAGTATCTACAATATTAGCTTCATCGCCAGCGAATGAGAAGAACATTCCAGGTTTAAAGTCTCGGTCTTGTCCGTCAGGAAGGTCGTTGCCGTCCTTATCAACCCAGTTAACCATACCTACTGGAATTCCATTATCTGTCCAATCAAATCCGATTGGGGCCAAGTAGTCACACTTAATTTGCCAACAACCATTAACATATTTAACATCATTGGCTTCATAATAAGCTTTCTCTTGTGGGTCTACTACGGTATTAGGTTGATTGTTTGTCTCTGGAGCTGAGTCAGCATAACGCCATACCTCAACATACGCAAAATGGTTCCAATTATAATAATCGTCCCATGGGTATGTATTAATGGCTTGTCCAGGTGCTCCTTGTGTTGAATAGTCACAAGAAATAAAGTTTACACTATCAAGCATCACACCAACGTGGCCACCAGCACCACCAGACGACGCCATATCGGGGCCATATGATGTCATGACAATATCACCCATAAGAGGATCCCAGTCTTCGTTTCGACTTACACAATAAAAACCATTATTAGCAAGTTGTTTTCCAAGGGTTACGGTTGAAGGAAGACCTTGAATACCAATACCAGCTTCTTTCAAGGCTTGTGATACAGTACCAGAGCAATCCCCAGTACCATCGGAGCCATTACGAGACCCATACATCGAATATGTAATAAGGCCACGACGGCTTACAAACCAATTAACAATAGATTGTTGAACACTCATAAGCATTCTCCTTATTCTTTATTTTCTTTGTTGTAGTTATATGAAGATAATCCAAGCAATCCAGCAAGCAATGTACCAATAGCACCAATAAGGGCTGTTGTTGTATCAGTTTGAGGCCATTGATAAATATGACCTACAGTTGATACAAAGAATACCAAAGAAGGGATTGCTGTGATTGTGAACCATTTAAGAGCATTATAAACTTCATTTTTCATTTTTACTGTCATTTGTTTCAGTCTCCTTGTCTTTGTCTTCGTTCTTATGAGGGTCTACTCTATCCGACACATATTTGGTAATAAAAGGAATTCTAATACCAATAGCTTCCCCATTTTTCAGAATGGACGCAGCATAAGAAAAGAATAAATAATAAATAAACATATCGGCTTCTGTTGTTACATTAGCCAATACGGCTAACGGGTAACTAATTGCTACAGTTACAAATACGAAAGCGTGACTACCAAGTCCTTCTCTACTTACTGTAGAAGAGAAACCTTTATTAGCCCAGCCTCTGATATATCCTAAACTAATATCAAGAAAAATCACCCAGAATGTAGCAGCTACCATAAGATGTTCGTCTATACCATGACTATAAAAGTCAATAATATATTGTATGAGTCTACCCAATCCATCTGCTGGGGCATGCTGCTGTTGTATCGATGTGAGCAGATTTAACAATGTTATTTACCTCCAAGAGGAAATTGTACGACATCAGAACAAATATCTTTAATGTCTGTTCTGACATTGTGTTTGTTTAAAATAACCTGACTATCTGGAGTGATATTATGAGTTTGAGCATCAGCATGCTCGTTCATGTTAACCAATCCGATAGCAGTAGTGCTGACAATACCAGCTAATGCGATTTTTGTATGCAATCTCATTTTCTTCACTCTTTCTAAATTGGTATTGATAAAACGGTTCTAATAGGTTTTCCTTTTTCCCCATTTAATATAAAGATAGTGCCATCGAGGTTTACTTGAAATAAATAATTTCGATTGTCTCTATATGAAAATTCAACACCACTTAACATCAAACTATCTTTGTAATGTTCCAAGTATTTTTTAGGAAAAGACCCAAGCAAGTATGTTCTATCTTCTAATACGTTTTCTATAGATATATATAAAACTCTATTAGAAACCCTCCAAGATATTTTACCGCTCTTTTCACCAACAGATTCAGCCCATTCTGTATCGGGGAATTTGGGCGCTGGTTGAACAATTTCTTGTTGCAATGCAACCCAGTTAGACCACAGATTAGCACGTTTTTGTCTTGTGTAAATCTTGTCGTTAAATAAAGAACTAGCTTGTTGCATAACGTATGCGTCCGAGTTAACAATAACTGTTAAATACCATTCATTCTTATTGTTATTAGGCATATTATTACAATTATTAATACTATAAAATCCTGTCTTTAAAATATTGTTAGCATCACCAGAATTATACTTAATACAAGCACCATTAGTCTCTGTTAGTTGATGGTTTTGTATTTCTCTGTCTTTGATGCGATATACACCTTGTTCGATACTAACATCGCCAGGCGCAACTTGTACTCGATATTTCTTGTTGTTGTGTACCATACCAATACCGACGCCTTCTCTATGAAACGATATAGCTACTTCTTCTGTTGATACAGGATAATCACATGATACTGGAGGTGATAATTTATCACCAATAGTGGCACGAACCACAAAAGACTCTTTTGGTGAAAAATCACCACGGAGAGATGCAAGTCTATTTACAGCTTCCATTGTTTGATTAGATGCAAAGTCAGCATCTCCACCATTAAGCGCGAATGTACGACCACCATCAGAAGAAGTAGAGAACCTAACGGTAAGGCTATTCTTCTGAACTCCATTAATGTTTATACTAGCAACTTTACAAGTTGTCCTTGTATTGATTATTGATGCATTCTGCCCTACACGTTCTGCAGTAAAGAATATGGTTGGTGAGAAATACGGTAAAACCTTGACTGTCTTCGTTTTAACATCAGACTTAATCCCACGTATATCAACAATATAGGCAGATATCGTAATATCCCCTACAAAGTTCATGACACCAAACTTAGCATTGTTACCATCTACGGATAAATTTTTATTAACAACCTCAGCATGGTATTCTTTTATTTGTGTTCCAAAACTACCTACAGCTCCTTTGAAAATACATTGTATATTTGATAATACTTGTAGAAATACATTAGGAGTTCCTAGAACGTTCTTGACGTTTTGATTTGTCTCGACTAATTCTATATCTGTGAAGGTTGGTTTAGATGATGCTCCAGTCGTGTTTATCTTGAAGAGAGTTGGGACTCGAACACTACCAATTTTTTTATCACCATCATAGGTATCAATATCAATTTCACCAGTACCAGACGTAGCACTAGGGTCAATCTCATTGATAATATCTGTAGGAACAGTCCAAGTATAACTTGTATCAACATTCGTTGCAATATCGCGCCAGACATTACCAAACCCAAAACGAAGTTTGTGTTTAAAACTCTCTTTATTGCGTTTGATATTAATTGTTAATGGTTGACCAAAATATGCTTCATAGTGTTCTACAGTCGATGTTGATAATCTAGGAATAGGGGGGACTTCAACATTAAATCCATTAATGGTCAGTGTATTAGGCGAATACCCCCCTTGACCATTAAGTTGAGCCATAATACCAAAACTTTTAGCCCCAGTATCGTCATGCCAAATCTTATAAGTCCCATCTAATAATGTTACTGTTTGGCCACCCCCTATAGACCCGATACTAAATCCATATCGTCGTCCACCATCAAAATCGATAAACCCTGTACAGTTATATCCACGAAAAGAATAACCAGAGTCGGACACTAAGAATACACGAAATCTGTAGTTAGAATAGTTTTCTAGTTGGTTCTGGTCTACAAGGTCAACCCACATCTTCAGCTGATACCCACGGTCTTTGTTGCTCCAATGTTCTGACATTAGTTACCTCCATTATTGATATCGCCGACATATCGGACAACATTCATATCCAAATCAGCGAAATATTGTTCGGTCCTATAACGGCCTACTTGAATGGTTTTAACAAAAGTACCATTATCAATATACAACATACCCTTGTCAATATACATGACCTCTTTACCAGAAGAGAACATAGAAATACGTCCTGCTGGTGAGAACATAATTGAACTTAAGCCGTCTGTTTTACCTATTGTAAGACCTTCATTAGATTGTGTAATGAAAGAATCGATAAAGCTTGTCTTGGCCGCCATATCGCCCAGACTTGTTTGAAGTTGGACAATACGTTGTGATTGTGTTACCAAATCATTTTCAATTTTAATACGGTCAGCCTGAGAGGATTTAAGATATGCCTTATAATCAGTAATCCATTGTTGAACTTCATCAGCCGCAGCTTTAGCCTGCATTTCTGCTCTAATTTTTGCATCATTCTCAGCAAGAAGTTGTAATTGCTGAGCTGTTAGAGCACTATCGGCTTTAGTCTCAATTGTGTCAGCAAGGTCATAAGGCGATGCTTGCCATACACGAGGTGTAGACCCTTCATATATATCTAACTCCGTAAAGAATAATGACGATGCATCATTGCCTGTGTGACCACCATTATAAATACGAATAAAACCTTCGTCACATTCGCCAGAATTAAACGTATTTTCAAACCTTACAAGTTGAGTTGTTGATGGAGAACCCTCAATAGATTTAACATTGACTACTTTAGTATAACTTGCACTCTCTCCAATTTTACGACCAAGGAAGTAAATATAAACTTTCTTAATATTATTAGTGGCGCACATTGACACATTTAAAGAATATGTGGTGTTTCTTTTTATTGGAAAACGTCGAGTTGCAGCGGGTATTTCACCATTACCATTATTATTCAGTTTAAAAACTTCCATTGTGTTATTATAATAGGAAGGATGATTAGAGATTTGGAGATTATCATTATCTTGTCCATATTCCCAATACCCCCAATGGTTCTTACTCTTAGGAAATGCAGAATTCCTTACAAGGTTATCACCACCAATAACGACACCACCAGTCATATCAATCCAAGAATATCGACCTGGATCTCGTGAGTCGGCAGATTCGAAATCAGTATAATGACCAATGTATCTGAATTTATTATTAGTATTAACTAAGCTAAAATCAGAACGGCCATCTGCGGAATTAGCATAAGCGAAATGGACATAAGGTGTTCTACCGTCAGCTCCAGGTCTACCAGGAACCCCAGCTTGACCGTCTTTTCCACGCCATTTAGTCCAACGATATTTAGTTTTATCGTTTGAGTCTTGTTGAATGTTATCAACATACATACCGATATAAAACTTGTTATTATCAGTCTGACTAAAACCATCACCATTTTGATTATCTGCATACGCAATGTGGGTGTAAGAAGAAACACCATTTACACCATCACGTCCAGGAAGTCCTTGATCACCTTTAGGCCCTTGAAGACCGTTAATACCATCACGACCTGGTCTACCATCTTGTCCATTCTTAGACACAGTGTAGACAGACTCTGAAGTGTTGTCGGTATAAGTCAAGGTCATACGCATCCAAGTGAAATTGAGTTTCTCAGTTGGAACTTGTCTAGACCATCCACCAGTTGGTCGGTTTACACCATCATTAGAGACGGCATAATCAACAACCGTGCTACGAATACCGACACCGTCTTTACCTGGGATACCGTTAAGACCATCATTACCATTACGAGGGATATAAACCTTCTGAACACTAGTCTCAACTGTATTGTCAGTATAAGACCAGCTTGTCTTAGTCCAGAACCATTTCTCTTTTACAAGAGTTGGAGGCTGTTCAGTCCAAGTAGTAGGTTCAGTCTTGTCTGAGTCAGATATACCATAGCGAATGGTTGTTTGTCGAATACCAACACCATCCTTACCAGGTTTACCGTCACGACCAGGTAAGCCATCATTACCATTACGACCATCAACACCTTTAGGGCCTTGTTCTCCTCGTTCACCCTTATCGCCCTTCTCACCTTTGATTTTAATCCATGTATATCTTGTAGGGTCGTTACTATCGGCTTGTATAAAGTCGGTATATTGACCAAGATATTCCTTGTTAGCACCATCACTCACATGAAAATCTTTACGACCATCAGCAGAGTTGGCGTAGGCAAAATGGACAAATGATTGACGACCGTCGCGTCCTACAGTACCAGGTGTACCAGCGGCACCATCTTGCACATTAGAGAATGTAACTTCAGTTGTTGCGATTAATGCGCCTTTTTTAGTTGTTACTGTAGCGTAATATGTAGCCGTCTTGACAAAGTCTGTTGTTGATACTGAGATTTGCTTGTTGGAAGATGAGAAGTCACTAAACCCTGTTTCATTACCATGTTTCATCTTCCATGAAATTGCATAATCGTCAAGGTTAAGTTGTTCCGTACCTTTTAGTAATTTCAAACTTACAGCAGAAACACCATAACCATTAACAAACTGAGTACCATTGGAAGTTGAAGGAATTAGAGAATATGCATCCTTACCATCCTTGACAGTAAAGATTGTGATGTCATTTTGAAATACGACGTCACCGTTATCCCAGCCCTTAACTTTAACAACAATCTTCTCTTGTCCAGCATAATCTTTAGACTTGATGTCTAGGTAATCGCCAGAACCGATAACTTGGTCGTTTACTTCATAAGTGAAATATCGGCCAGTATCTTCTCTTTGTAATTTGCCACCTTTATACAATC